TAAAACAAAATGGAATAAAACCACCAAAACACGCATTGGGATTATCAAAAGGAACTAAATGGTGGAATAATGGAAAAGTTAATAGAAGATCTATGGAAAAACCTGGAGAAGATTTTATTCTTGGACGAATAAAAGGACAATGGAAATGGGATAAAAAATAAATGAAAAAATTTTTACAAGGAAAATATTCTCCAAAATTTCCAGAAAAATATAAAGGAAATCCTTGCGAAATATACTATAGATCAAGTTGGGAAAGAAAGTTTTGTGTTTATTGTGATACGAATGAAAAAATAATTGAATGGCAATCTGAAGAAAAATGCATTCCCTACCGTTCTCCATTGGACGGAAAAATACACCGCTACTATCCAGACTTTCTCATCAAAGTCAAAGAATCGAATGGATCAACTAAAAAATATATGATTGAAATTAAACCCTCAAAGCAAACAGTCCCTCCCACCAAACCACAAAGACAGACGAAAAGATATATCAGTGAGGTTTATGAGTATGCTAAAAATCAATCAAAGTGGGAAGCAGCACGAGAATGGTGTGCTGATCGTGGTTATGAGTTTAAAGTAATTACCGAAAAAGAATTATTCTAAATGGCACTCACAGGATACGAAAAACCATTAAAAGATTACACGAAAGATCAGTTAATTGAAATTGCTGAAGAATATACGATTTATTATACAACTGCAAGTGGTGCTGGAAAATTAGGTGGATATCGTCGATTAACAAAAGAACAATTAATCAGTATTATCAAGAATGATTCCGATTATATTGATGCTAATCCAAAAGCACCTAGAAGAATTGATGGAAGAATACGCACAAATCGTCTCAAAGATTTCAAAGAATCATTAATTAGAACAGAAAAACCAGAAAGATTGATGGATGAAATATTATCTAGATTAAGTGGGACAGAAAGATCATATCCATCACCAGGAAGATACTATACTTTCATTTATTATGCTAAAACTCCAGGAATTCTTTATGACCAGCATCCATTAATTCTTGCTGGAGATATGTTGCCAAAAGGATTTAGAGGATTTAATTACCATCTTGGAAAAATTAGACAATATAATACTGAAGATGGTGATCGATTAGTCAGTGGATTGTATGAATTGAGTCAACAAGAGTTTGCAACTTTAAGATCAGTTCCTTATGGTAAATTAATACAAAATTGACAATAAATAATTAGAAAAAATAGATGGCAGAATATCTCCGATATCCGATTAAAAATATTGGAAATCAAGATGACTATTTTAAGATTCAGGTAATTAAGTACAAAGCACCTGGTCTTAATTTAACGGGTGGATTTGCACTGGGAACAACTGAACAAGCATTAAAGCAAACTGGAAATATTAAAAATGCTTTAGCGACTATTATACTTCCAATGCCAGCAACAATTCAAGATAATAACGCTGCAGATTGGACTTCTGGAACGATGAATCCTATTGCAGCATCTCTTGCTAATGCAGCATCTTCTGCAGTATTGTCTGATAACATTGCAGCATCAATAGGACAATCAATCAAAAACTTTGGTGTTAATATTGGCGGTGCAGTACAAAGTGGAGAGGGGCAACAGCAGCTTGCTGCTGGAACTGCTGCAGCTGCCATGAAAGCGGTAATAGGACAAGGAGATGCTAATTCAATTATTTCTAGAGCACAAGGAGTAGTGTTCAATCAAAATGTTGAACTGTTATTTAATGGAGTAACTCTTCGTCCAGCATATCAGTTTTCTTTTGATATGGTTCCTAGATCTCAGAAAGAATCAGAGATGATTAAACAAATCATCCGAACTTTCAAGAAAAATATGACTCCAAAAAAAGGAGATCCTAGTGTTGCAGGAGGAGGTTTATTTGTCAGCGCACCTAATGTATTTAAATTAGAATACATGAGTGGTGACAAACAACATCCATTCTTACATCGTTTCAAACCATGTGCTCTAACTCAAATGAATGTTAATTATAATGGATCTGCTCAGTATGCAACATACCCAGACGCAACTCCAGTTCATATGCAAATGACATTACAGTTTCAAGAACTGTCGCCAATTTACAATGAAGATTATAAGACTACAGATATTGGAGTTGGATACTAATGTCTTATTTTAGAGAACTACCCAATCTTGAATATCAATCTTTTCTATCAGATAGAAAATCATCTGATGAGTATTTAACTGTTAAGAATTTATTCCGAAGGGTGAAACTTCGTGATGATTTACAAAATGTCTTTACTGTTTTCAATAAGTATCAAATTACTGATGGTGCAAGACCAGAAACAGTAGCAGAAGAAATTTATGGAAGTTCTCAATATGATTGGGTTGTTTTAGTCTTTGCAGGAATCACAAGAGTTAGAGATCAATGGCCTCTTTCAGATGCAGAAGTTTATAATTATGCTGAATCAATTTATGGTGCAGATCTAAATGCCATACATCATTATGAAACAACTGAGGTCAAAGACTCACAAGACCGTTTAATTCTTCCCGCTGGTAAAGTTGTTGATGCTAACTTTACTATTCCAAATCCACAAAAAGTAGATACAACATTAAATCCAGTCGTCGGTATATCAAACTATGAATATGAGGTATTAAAAAATAATGAAAAGAGAGGAATTTATCTTTTAAAACCAGTTTATTTGCAGCAAATTTTAAATGATACAAGAAAAGCGATGACTTATGACCAATCATCGCAGTATGTTAATAATAAACTAATCAGAACAGAAAATACAAGAGCATCAAACCCTGTTGGGTTCAGTACAATCCCATAAGAGTTCTAAACTCTTATCAAACATCATCACATATCGGTGTTTGCGAGAGCGTTCTTTCCATTCTCCTGCAGCACCTTTAACTTTGCCTCTAGAGTGTTTAGTTCCGTCTGCATAGTAGAAATCTTTCTTTGGGTCTGAAAGTCCGCAATATTTAAAATTACAAGCACGATACACTGTACCGCTGTGGAAATCACTATCAGCGTAAGAGATGATTGCTTTAACTTCAGTATCCTTCCGTAACTGTCTAATCGCTCTTGAAACAAACCAAGAAGTGATATTATGTTCGGTTCCTTGTATTTCGGGGTGTATGCAAAGTCGTGAAAGTTCAAAAAGTCCTTGCTGTTCATTTCGTTCTAATCCAAATGCTCCTTGTGCTAATTCAGGCACTGGAAGTCCAGTAAAAATACAAACTCCCTGAATACCACCAATATTCATGGGGGAAAACTCATTCTTTCTAAAAAGACCGTAGTTATACCCAGACTTAAATCCCTTTGAAATATCTTTCAAATAATGAAACCGCAGAAGTAACTCTGCGGCTTCGGATTTACTTACACGGTCAATGTAATAATCGTTTTTCACTTGAATATTAAGTTAATGTATGCTGCCACAACCAAAAGAGTGAGACAGATTTGATTATACTTCAATCTTCGGCAAGTTTGGCGAAATAGGACAGAGCATCATCGTCTTCATCCTCCACAGGTGTCGCAGCACGACGGGTGGGTTTCAGACTAGACAGTTCCTCACGAAGATCATCGTCCAGTTCTTTTACAGAACCACGAGTGTTGTCTTCATCGAGATCTTCAGGATCTTGATAACGAGGAGTGCCCTTCGTGCCGAGAACATAGTCCAGACGCTTCTTCAGTTCATCATAGTTCTTGAACTGATCGGCAGCGGTGAGTTCGGCAAGTGAGAACTGCTTCTTCCACACTGCTTCCATTGCATCATCATCGTCCAGAAGAGGGGCAGATTTCGCAAACTCACTGGAGTCATAGTTGCGATAACCAGCAACGTTCTTTGCCTTCAGTTTGAAGTTGGCACCCTGCCAGAAGTCAAACGGATCAATCGCTTCTTCATCTTCAAACTCGGGTTGCATTGCGGCAGTGAGTTTATCGAAGATCTTCTTACCATACTTAAACAGGAAGACTCTACCTTCGTTAGCGGGGTTTGCAGGATCCTTCACCACATAGATGTTAGACACATAAGTCAGTTTACGCTTCTGCTTACGTGCGAGTTCCTTACCAGCATCGGTGCCGTTGTTCCAGAGTTCGGAGTTCAGTTCCGACACAGGATCTTTCTGTCCCATAGTGGTCAGAGAGTTCTCAATATACCAACCACCAGGGCCTTGGAAGGCATGACTGTAGAGTTTCACGAACGGCAGGTCTTCACCGTTGGGGGCAGGAAGGAAACGGATCACGGCATAACCATTGCCGCTCTTATCTACATCCAGTTTCCATACGCGGTCATCACTAGAACCGCTAG